GACAGAACATCCAACACCTGTAATCACTGCAGTGCTTGTGTTTTGACCTCCACAAATTTTTCGACCTGGTGTAAGGAATGTTCCCATACCTTGGTTTGTAGTTATACCAATTGATCCTGTTTTTGAAAGAGTGAAAAGAGGATTGTTTATTAATCCAGTTCCATAACCATTACTTTCATCCAAATCAGGGTTATTAAAGAATACTGAACCTGATTGTGATGTAAACTTAGCTTTATATAATTTAAAGGTAATATCTTGATGTTGATCCTCTGTCCAAAGAGCACCATTTTGTGACTTAAATATGGCACCTGCACCATATTGTGTTGAGTATATTAGAGATGAACCAGGATCTGCTCCTTGAATTGTAGCTGGGTTTATGGCAACACCACCATGTCTTCCTGTCCAGACATTATAAGCAACACTTCTTGGTGCGACTAATACAAATGAATAAGATTTGCCAGAATCCAAATAAATTGGTTCGGGGAAAGTAAATTTGGTTGCTTTACTTGCCTGATCAGGATCAAATTCAATTAGTGTAACTTCATTTCCATTTGCATCAGTACCTTTTGGTCTAAGAGTCTTGCTTCTTCCTATAACCTCAGTTGATGGTCTTGCATCCGCAATAGTTGATCTTATCTCACATCTTATTGGAGCATTGGTTACAGTATCCACTGATGAAAAATAAACTTCAACTGCAGTTATGAAAACACCATTCAAATCTTTATTTGAATCTCTTACATCATTTGCGTCTAAAACATTACCACCTACAATAAATGTTTGTGCGAGAGGGTCATAGTGTTTTTTCCTTGGTCTTCTCAATTGAATTGTAATTTTATCTTCAGCTTCAACTTTTGTTTGCTGCCATACCTCATTTGTACCAACAGCACTGTATTCTGTCTCAGCAGTTATAAGTCCAAATTTTTGGGTTGGTTCTATATTTTCATTTGTTGGACTTGTAGTAAGTTTAAAGTTTGTAAGACCTGTTTGTATCTTGACAGGTGGTGCTGGTTGATTATGTGGATCACGAATAAAACATGAACCAATTATATCACCAAAAGCATCAGTGATTAATCTTAAATCTTTTACAAATGAAGTAGCACCACTTTCCTGCCCAACCAGTTGAGAATTTTTTGTCACATATCCAAAATATTTACCCTGTGCTTCTTCAGAAAGTGCTTTGGTATCAACATTCAAAACTGTTGATTGTTGACTATAATTTGATGATATTTCAGTTACACCTAAAGTGTAAGGATTATTAAAATATGTTTCCGATGGACTATTATATTTTCCAGATTTATGATTTGGTTGACATAATCTAAATTTCATAATTACATCACCCTCTTCATTGAGAGCATGAACTTCCTCTCCAATTTTGTATGAACCCTTTGATCCATATGCAGAACCATTTTTTGTTGGTGTTATTTCAAGTAATTTTGGAATTATATCTGATATCTTTTGACCATCAAAGAATAAGTATGTCTGTACAAAGTCTAAAAATCCTTCAGATATAAATTGAATATTTCGAGATCTAACAAAATCATCATTAGTTGATCCGACTAAAAGATTTTGATTACTTACAACTCGAACGTTTGAAAAACTTTTTTGTCTCTGTACGTACTTGTTTCTAGCTATTCCGTCTGCATCGAGTTGTTGAATAAATTGTCCTGCCTTCATTATTCCTTGTCTTTGCCTACGACCCGCATCACCGTGTGGATTCATATATAACATTCCATTAAATGTTTTTGCATTATTAGCTTGATCAAAACTGTTGATTTTCCTCAAGGCACTTTGATTTACTCGTTCATCAAAGAAAGCTAGAGTTTTATCAACACCTGTTTGTCGAATAGTTTTATCTTCAAGTTGTACAGTTTTAGTCCATATGTCACTTTGAGGATCTAATTCTACTTCACCAAAAAATACTGGTAGTTCATAGGGGTTAACATTTATAGTTTCTGTTGCATATGGTTGACTGATCCACTCAACTTCATCATAATTTAAAGTAATTATATTTCCTGTCTTTTTAACGTTTGAGTCAAATAATTCAAAATCTTCATTAAAATCTAACTCTGAACTAATAATATTTTGTGCTGGTGTAATTTGAGATGCTAGAGTATTCCTTGTTCTAGGTGCTATCAATTCTTGTGCATTGGGATTTATTTGTATTAATGATTGATCAAGATCTATAAATGAATAATTTCTAAATGAGTCTGCAAATAATCCACTTTTAAATCTATTTCTACCTTCTTCATCTTGAATTTGTAAAGTTTGAGCACTTACCTCTAAAAGAGATAGTGTGGTAGTTTCTTCTAAATTAGTAACTCTATCCTCAATATCACCAATATCTCTCATTGTAAATCTTCGATTATCAACAAAACTTAAGATTGCATCTTGAGTATTAAATAGGTACGATGGTAATGTGACTGTTGCCAATTTCATTAATTCAGCAGTTTTAACAGGTTCCTTCGGATCTAAACTTGATACTCCCTTTTCGTATATGAATTCACCAAATTTATTAAGATAAACACTATCAACTCTTGGTAAATAATGCTCAAAATCAACTATAGAACTTTCATTTGGTGTAATATAACGTAAAACAGCAGTTCCACTAAAATCTCTTGCAGAAAATTCAAAAGGTGATCCTGTATCAGTAGAGGGATCATATACTGAAACTCTTGGTCTAAAATCAAGTGTATCTGTTGCTCTTACACCAAATATACCAATATCAGGTATATCATTTGAAAATCTTTCTTCGTCGTAACTTAATACTGTAAATACATCACCATCATCAGAAGCAACAGAATAATAATCAAATACTACTAATAATTGAGCACTTGGTTCAGAAATATTTCGATTACGCACTAGTCTTGAATAATCATAATACTGATCTTTCTGACCTTTATCTAAGGTAAATAAATTTGTTATGTTTTTATATTTTCCAATTGTAATTGATTCAATAGTTGATTCTATATTTGATTCTTCAAATTTTACTAATTCACCTGTCTGAAATTTTCCTGTTGTTAAGTATACTATTTCTAATACATTATTGGTGGGTGAAGATACAACTCTTGCAATTGTATTGTTTTCTTGACTAATTATGTTTTCACCAATAATTGCATTATCATGTACAGCAACAGTGCTTGTAAAAGTCAATTTATCTAATACTGGTGCAGATGTATTTGTAGATTCATAAACTCCTAAAACTTTAACGACATCTGGATAATTTAAAGATATTTCCTCATCTTGAACTCTTAATCCATATCTAGCATCAAAAGTAAGTCCATCTGCAATTGAACCACCATTTCCTGCTGCAACACTACCTGACTGTGCATTTTTTGATCTGGTTATATTAATTTTTTGACTTCGATTATAAGTTTTTAATTTTGATTTAATTTTTGTTTTAGTAAGAGTTACATTTAATGTTTTATTGTTATTACCAGTTACATCAAACACAGAAATTTGATTGCTTCCATATAAAAACGAATCATTTGTAATTGTGAGAGGAGCACCACTGGATGTGGTAAACAATGAATATCTTTCCTGATCAAAAGTTTCAAATATCACATCAGACACATCTGTAATATCACTATCTGCAATTGTTACTGAACCACCAGATGCAACTTTAGAAACTTGTTTTGTAATTTTTAATGTAGAATCTGATAAATTAATATCTGCTATATTGATGTTTGGTAAAGGTACGAACAAAGATCCTGTTCCCTCTATAAACGGTGCACCAATAAACATTGGAACTGATATTGAATCACCAGTAGCAAGAGCACCTTCATATACACCAGGAACTCCTGAAGATATTGCTTGAAGTGTTAAATTAGTTCCACCAGCACCAACAGATGCAACTTTATTATAAGTTTCTGTGCTAAATCCTGGTTTTGCATATCTAACAACAGATCCAACCCTCATGCCTGTAAATACGTTACCTGGTGCGGTAACAGTGGCACCATCAATAACTACATCAACTATATTGTTTGGCAGTCTGAATCTCTCTAATACGGCATCTGCCTTCAATTTGGCACCGTCACCCACAGATTTGATATCTTGTGCTGTATATGCAGTTGCAATTCCAATTGTTCTTGGAAAATCAACACCATTTATTTGTATCTGTTCACCAACATTAAATGATCCTGAAGTTTCATTCAATGAAATAACTGTTGAATTACCACCAGCACCAACGGCAAATCCACTTGCTCCACTACTTTTTCCCTTTACAAATGAACCTTTTGGTAATTGAGTATTACTTACTGCTTGATTTAAAACTAAATCTGTATTTGTTTGAGCATCAAACAATCTTAATTCCCATCTTGTAGATGCATCCTCATAAGCAGCGTCCTCTAAATTAAACGCATAAACTCTTGCACTACCAATATTAGTTCCAGTAGAGTTAAAGTTATCAAATAATTTTACTATACTTCCTTGAACTGCAATACCTTGTGTAACATTATTCAACTTTAAAATATTTCCCATCTCAAAACCAACACCCACATCACTTCTAATTCCAACATCTCTTGGTTTTTCAACATCTACAATTGTTGTCCCTGCTTTTTTAATATCATATCCTCTTACATATGCTTCACCTGCAGATATTTTTAAACACATTAAATCATCTGATGGTGTATTTTCTTGATCTGTTTTTTCATCTTTAAAAAATAAACCACCATTTCCAAAATTATCATTTAATGAATTGAATAAATTCATTTTAAATGGTTCTACACTATAATCACCAGATTCATCATAAGTTCTTTCTGCAATCCAGTCACGAATTTTATTATACTGACTCTTTGGTTGTATTACCTTCAATATACCATCATCAAGTCTTAATAATTCAATAAAATCAGTATCATTTTTATCGGTTAATAGTTTTTTAGTTAATTTTAATTCTATACTAAGTCTATCAGCACCTGGTGCTGCAAAATTAGTAAATCCCTTTGCGTTATCAAACAAAGAATTATCCTCTTTTGCATCAACAATTAATTCATTAACCTGTAATCCAACTCTATATTTTGGATTGTTTGAGTAATGATCTAATATAATTATTTGATCAGAAACATTAACAAAAAATCCTCTTACATAATATACTCCTTCAGAAATAAATGCAGCAGATCCAATGGCAGTTGCATCTTCAGAAACTAGTGATGCAAATGGAGTATTAGCACTAATTGTGGTATTACCGTATACAACACTTTCGGTTGCACTTAATGTTTCTCCATTTACAAAGGTAGTGTATTGTGAATTGTTATCGGCACTTAAATAAGTTACATATAAAGTTATATTTTCTACATCACCACCATCTGGAAGAGAAACAAACTTTACAACTGCTTCTATTCCTGATTCTGATCCAATTATTCTCTTTCCAATAAAATTATCAATGTATACTGATATATCAATATTAAAATTAGTACTATTTAATTTTACCGCATTATATTGTGTATCATATCCGACTCCTCCTGGTATTACAACTGAACCTTCTTTAAATATATGATCACCAAATTTTTCAATTTGATTTTGTGATATTGATTGTTGTTGTGTTAATTCTCTTGCTTGTACTGGAAAACCAGGTTTATAAAGAACCCTATGAAAATTTTTCTGACTATCAAAATCATCATAGTATGGACTTGCATTTAGATTAATTTTTTGTGACATTTTCTTAGAATTCTAGAATGATTTTAACGTCTTCTTTTTGCCTGATGTCTCTTTCAACTTTTTTTCTGTTATCAATGTAGATGACATCACCAGTCTTTTTATTTATTTCTGGATCGGCTAGACCATTTGTGAAGTTAACTCCCAAATTTATCTGTCTATTACCAATTGTGGTTGTAATTCCAGTAAAATCCTCAATACCAGATGAAAAAGAAACTGCTCCACCTTGACCAAATATATCACTAGATGTATCTGTATTTTCAAAAGACAAAACTTTTGATCTTGTACCGACATTTGCAAAATCAGTGTTATCAAAAGAAGTTGGATTTAAATATGAACCTCTATCTTGAATATATTTCAAAACTTTAGTATCTTTATCATATGATGCCACAATACCCTTTGCAGTGCCTCCACTTACAGATTGTGTGATTCCAATACCAATCAAAGCATTAAAATCTGTGGTTGAAGGAATTGCAGTACTTAATTTAATAGAGGATAAAGATGAGAATTGAGAAGCCGTTAATATGCCTGAATTTGTAAAGTCATTTGGATTTTTAATTATTCCCACTTGACCAAAATGAGTATCTATTGGAAAATCCTTTGTTGAATCATCAAAACGTGAATAAACTAAAACTTTATCGGCACCTAACTCAGTGTAAATATCAAATCCATGTCCTTTAGAGGGTGGAATTATCGGTATCAACTTTGCATGAGTTGACGGTGTACCAAGATTTGTTAGGTCTACCATACCAAATGTATACCCAGAACCACCAGATGTAACAATCACATCAGTAATTTTACCACTGGTAATAGTTACAAGTGCCTTTGCACCACTTCCATCACCAAGAATATTACAAATTTCACTCGTGCCTGTATAACCAGTTCCACCATTTTCAATATATACTTTCCTTATCTGATTTTTATTAATATCAGAATCTCCTGCCTCTCTAACTGATTGAATTTGTGAGTCAGTGGTTGTTGACCAATCATTTGGCAAAACAATATACTCGATTGAATCGAATTTTATAACGTCACTTGGTGAAATTGTGAACAGATATTTCCATACATAAGGATCTTGCGTACCAGCTGTAGATGGTTCTAAATCTGTAAAAGTGGGTTCATCTAATGAATCTACACCTTTAGGAGAATCACCAGTACTACCATTACTCAAACAAATATAAACTTTAAATTCAGAAGTTATAACATAATAATTTGTTTTATACAAACTTCCAGTTTGTGAGTTTGGTGCTTTATTTGTTTGCTCATTATAATCATGACGATATATATCATACTTGGTGTTAGCTGCCCAACTATGTTTTTTTACTACTCTTCTTATATTTGAAGAATTTATTTTTTTCCCGAATAGTGAAGTGTCTCTGTAGTGTGTTAGATATTGCTGATTATCAATTGGATCGGATGGCCAAGATGTTGTTCTACCAAAACCAGCTACTGCTGGATTAGGCAATCCTAAAAATACATAGTAAGAATTATTAGAGTCTAAAACAGAATCTACAAAATTACCTGCGTTTGCTATTCTAAATTGATCTGTTACTACCGCTGGCATATTAATAGTTTTTTAGATATTTATACATAATATTTAACATTATTTAAGAAGGTGTCAATAATCCACCAGTTTTATTGAATGTATCGTTACCACCAGTCCTTTTAAGTGTTGGGAATGTTGATAATCCAGCATCAATAGTCAATCCCGTAACTCCGATTGATACAGGTGATGATGATCTTGTAAATCCACTTATTTTTGCTATGGAATAGTTTCCAACTGGTGCTGTCGCAAATCCAACAGCACTCAATCCAGTGGTGGATGTGTTAGATTTTATTAGGCAAGTAACAACTCCAGTATTAGCACTACTTGTAAATGATGCAACGGTATATATATTATCCACAAATGTTGTACCAATACCCACAGTATCAGTATCTGAACCACTATTATTAATAGATATAAGTCCTGATCCGATTGTAGTGTTAAAAATATAAATTGGATCACCAACATTTATTGCATTAAAGTTTGCAGTACTATCCTTTTTCACTGAAAATTCTAATCCCAATTTATTTGATAATGTTGTTGTTCCGATTCCTGTAATCAAACCAGCGCTTTCCAAAATAGTTAATCCTGAAGTTGTTAAGTTTTCAAAGGTATTTGATTGTATTGGACTACTAATCAAAACTTTTGGTGCGATGGTATATCCTAAACCTGGATTTGTAATTTGTATATCATATAAAAAATCACCCCCTAAGACTGCCGTGGCAGTTGCTGTTGTTCCTACACCAACACCAATACTTGGTGGAGCAGAAATAGAAACTGTTGGGGCTGATGCATACCCAGAACCAACGTTAGTTATTGTAATTCCACTGACTGTTCCTGAAGAAACAGTTGCAGTAGCAGATGCATTCACGGAATTGAGATTACTTAAATTGGTAATTGATGCATTTATCAATACTGTTCCTTCATCTTCATAATTAAATAAATCTGCATTATCTGTAAACAACACCGTATCTGTAGTAGAAATATCATCAATTATCTTTGCAATTGGTATTATTCTTGGTTCTAACTCAGATCTTTTTTTCGAAACCACAACTTTGTTAATCGTAAGATCATTTTTTTGTTTAATGAGTGTTAGAGGTCTTGAAATTATATCACTAATACCTTGATTTCGATATACAGTTGTATCTAAAACAGTCGATGTAGTAATTCCCGTTATGGTTCTATTATCTTGTGCTGGTATTTGATTACCAGATTCAATTCTTACTCCATCACCTGTTTTTATATTTGAATCATCTCCATCAACAATTAATGAATCTACTCCAGATGTTCCTCTATAAAATAGAATACTAATATCATCACCATCATTTTTTCCAACTTCAGAATCACCAGTTGGTGCTACACTGAAGTTTATGGAAGTTCCACCATTTATAGTATATGCTTTAGTTGGTTCTTGAATTATACCATTTATAGTAACAAAGAATATATTCTCAATATCTACACTTTCAGATAGTGTATTACTTGCCTCTACACTAATCAACTCATTATTGAAATTAAGTGGGAATCTAGTTCTTGTTCCATTTTGAAGTGATTTGATAGAGTCGATATAATCAAATTCACCAAATTGCCACATTGCAAATCGATCCTTATAAACTTGATCGATACTTAGAGTTGATCTAGTTTGAAGAGATCCCATGCCCTTTGCAGTGACCAAACCAACAGCTTCAACAACATCTCCCTCTTTAAATCCATAACCAGAATTTACAATTTCATATCTTGAAATCTCAAACATTGTTGAACCTATTCCAGTAGTTGAACTTGCACTTACTATCGCATTAACTCTCAAACCAGTTCCTGTATCTGTGGTAGTACCAATACCTAATCTTGAAACACCAGTCACTGATAAATTTGAATATGATGGTTCAGATACAAATACTTCAGGATCTTTATAATTTGATCCTGCTGCTGCAATTGTAAATATTGCTGTTCCACCAACACCTGCAGTCGCAGTTATTTGTGCACCACTTCCAACATTGACACCAACATCCACACTGAATACATCAGGAGTTAATACATCGACCACTGTATTGATACCAGCTACTGGATCAGTTGATCTTGGATATGGATGAACTGTTTTAAAATTATCCCTTGCACATGTAAATCTAATTGAACCAGTTTTAATTAAAACCAGATCGTTATCACTCATACCATGATTTGGAGAGGTAATAACTAAAACACCTGTTGTGGGGTTATATTCAGCATCAATTGCAGTAATATCACCACCATTGTTTTTATCAATACCATTCACATCAGCAGACACGAAACGATGTTCATATCCAAAATCTTCAACAGTCACTCCTATTGATACTAATCCATTATATCCAGATCCAAAGGTTAAATTACTAAAATATGGATAAGCATTACCTGATCCAACATAAGCATGAGGTATTGTGCTAACACCAATGTTAATACCAAATACATTTGTTGCTGCTATTGATACGACAGGGAATTTATCTCCTATTGTGCCATCAGGAAAGATAGTTGTTGTAACTCCAGCATGAGGAGCAGCACAAGCAAATTCTAAACCTCCAAGTAATACTACCTCATTTGAATTTTTAAATTTATGCTCATTAACAGTTTTGACTGTCATTATACCTGTCACTTCATTATAAGTAGCAGTTTGAATTCCTAATGCAGATCCACTATATGCTACCCCAACAACGTCCGTTATTGTTCCACCTACACCAGTAAGTACTTTCACTTTTGCACCAACTAATGGAGCATAACCCAATCCTGTAACAGTTGATCCAAATGATATGGGAATACCACCTCTTGGTAATTCATTAAAGTTAATATTATCATTTGATATGAACGGAGATCCATTATCTGATGTTATTCCTGAAAATACCACACTTGTAACTCCTGTTGCACCAGTACCACTCTCAATTATCTTGAAATTTTTATCTGGATTGAATTCTGTTGATGGTGATTGGAAAATACCATTTATGAATAAAATACCACTTCCACCAGTTGTTCCAACTCCAATTGTATTAGCTCCCCCAACTTTTAAAGTAAATGTTGATTTTATTCCAGTAAAACTATCTGAAATATCGTCATATATCAAATTACTATCATAATTATTTCTTAAATATACTCTTCCATTAAACGTTGACCTTGGAAAATCTAAATTACTATCATCCTTAACTCTATTAGGATTACCTCTTGGTGGATCACTTAAGAATAATTTACTTTCAACTATATTATAAGTTCCAGTAAATCTTTGAACCGTAGTTCCATCAGCATGAGTTGAATTAGAAGTGCCCACAAATCCTCTTTCAACTTCAACCACATTAAAAGTTCCTGATGTTCCAACAGGATTTCCATTTGTTGTTGCAATACCCACATTCACAACTTTTAAGAATTCATTGTCTATTTTTAAAATATCACCTACTGAAATTGTTGAAATTCCACTTAAATTAATAATGCTAGTGTTAAGTCCAACTTGAGATCCAATATTATTCTCTAATAAATGATTTACATTAGTATTAATTAAAGGTGATTGTACAACATCATCAATTGAAATAATAGATTTTTCATTGCTTTTTTTCATTTCAAATTTATGTGCATTTCCTTCTCCCACACTCACAAATGTTACAGCTGTTCCTGATCTTGTAGTTGATATGAAAAATGAATTCTTAGTCACAGTATTTGCAAATACTGTTGATGGAAGAATATCTACGAAAGATCCATTTTTATATTGCATCGCAGTGGAACCAACACCAACAAATGTAGATTTAGGAAGATATATTAACTCTTCATTTTCTCTAAAGAAATGATTGGATATTGTAAACTTACCAGTTGATAAATTTAAAACAGAGGAATCTGAAGGATTAAATGATTTTGCAAAAATTGGTGTCTCATTAACAGTTAAATCAAACTCTGTTTTTTTAACTCTAGTTCCCTCTAAAGCATTATACTCTTTTACTTCGTTACTTTCTCTTATACCTCCATATACTAAATCTAAAGGTGTATTAACTTTATCTAATTCATTATAAAAACAATGATTTAATGAAACAACAGTGGATATGCCAGTTGTGTTATCTGGATGAAATTTCAGTTCAAAAATATTTGATGTATAAGACGCACTAAATGTTCCTAATCCTAATGAAGGATCATATTCTGAATTAAAATCTTTGGTGATTGATAATGAACCAGATTGTTGAACGTATGCATCTGTTCCATCGTGTATAGCTAGAACTTCATGCAGTGCTTTTGATGATCCTATACTAACTTCAACGACTGATTTTATTGAATTAAATAATTGAGAATTCAAACTAATAATTGTTGAAATACCTGTATTTGTTGACGATAGTCCTGAATATAAAGTTGTTCTTTCAGATCCATCTGATTGACCATTTGCCTTGAATCTGTAAGTTCCGTTGGCAACTCCAGTTGTACCGATACCAATCACTTTTGCTTTTAATTTAATGGTATTAGAACCTGTTAAATTATTTTCAAAAGTTAAATTTAACTTATTATTAGATATTGTAGAAGTGATAATTCCTATTTGATTGGTAGATAATTGATTTGTTTCAGTGTCTATGAATGATTGTGCGATGAATGAATCATTACCATTGTGAGAAACAAAGGTTTCTACTAAATTCATCTCATTAGTATTAGTATTGATCACATTTACTAAAGCATGTAATGATTCAAATTTATTTGTAGGAACTGAAATAATATTTGTAGTTACACCTACTTGACAGGTTTTTATGACAGATGTTAAATCAATTGTGCCTATTGATGCTGTTCCAACACCGATTACAGTGCTAGTAAAATTGGATGAGAATAATTTTAAATCATAATCAATATCCAAATTCTCATCTGAAGATGGTGAAAATCTAAATGATTCAATTTCAGTATTATTGTCTTTAACTAATTTAAAATCAACAAAATTATTTTCTTCTGAATTTGTAAGTCCAATACCTGAATTTATCAATCTACCTTTTTCAAGGAGAATATTAGTATCACCATTACTTAATACCAAGAAATCTGAAAATTGTATTCGATTAACTTGAGTGGAGTTACTTTCAGTACGAATTAAAAAATTATTGAATAGTTCATTTTCATTGGGATTAAATTGTAATAAGGTTAGAAAATCATCAGGATCTCCTTCTAAATTAGAAAATTCTTGATTTATATTATCAATTACAAGAACATCGTTCGTATCACAACTAATATAATTTGATAATCGAATATTATCAAAAACAATTTTTCTAGTTATATTATCATCAGTTACATCGTCATCCCTTACTGTGTCAATATTTCTCAATTCGTCCACTCTTTTCTCATCAAATAAATCTACAATAACTGAGACTATATCTGAAGAACCTATTGATATGTTAGTCGTAGATGTTATCCCAGTATCAGCAAAATTTTTAGTTCCACTCGAATGTAGTAAATTATTAACAGGTGTTACTAAATTTCTCCACTCTATAGGACTTTGAATAGAGTAAGACATATTTTGATAATAATCATTATCAGGTATAACTTGAAAATCTTCACTTAATTTTCCAATATTATCATTCCATCCTATATTCTTTGAAATAGAGAAATCTGTCTTTAATCTACCTTTATTTTCTGTAATTTTAGAAACTGTTGCTTGACTACCAGAATTTTTTCCTGATAAAATATCACCTACATTTAAGTTATCAGTTCCAAATACTTTTAACTTACTATTAGATGTTTTTACAATTTTTAAATTTGAAGTTCTGTTATTAATTATCAGTGGTTCATTTACATCAAATAAAGATTGATTTTGTGTTACAAAGAATTTGGGATAATCTGCTTCATTTATAGCATTTGCAAATGTTGTTACGATTGTTTTTGCAATACCTGTGTTACTTGCTCCAAACTCAGATACATCAATTGTTATCTCTGCAAATCCACCAACATTTGCATTGAATTTTGTTACTTTTAATAAATTAAATCCATAATCTTTGGAATTAAATCCCGAACCTATTCCAGAAATTTTTTCTATACCTTCTATAAAAACTCTATCATTAACTGCAAATGGGTTTGATGAAAATAATCCATCTGGAGTTGATAATTTACATGTATAAGAAGATCCTGCATTAGATTTAACCTCAAGTATTGTGATTCCGTTTGTATTATTAATAGTTCTTAGAGTTACAGGATTTAGTGGTAGACCTTTAGGAAGTTCTTTAATATCAACAGATAAAATACTATTTTCAAGCATTATCGGTTCTATAAAACCACTTTCAATTTTTGCTCCAGAATCAGAATCAATAATTACAATATCTGGTGCATTAATATAATCAGATCCACCATTAGTAACACTAACAATACCTAAAGTACTTGAATTTTTAATTTCTATGGTTGAAGCTATTAAACTTTCTGGTTCTAAAGTTTTGTCAGAGGAATATTCAAACCCTTCATTAATAACTCTCACAGATTCAACAATTCCTATTGAATTTGATGTAGGAATAATAGCAGCACCTCTACCAATAGAAGTCCCTGAAACACCAACAAAATCAGGTAATTTTTTAAAGTTAGACCCACTTGATATTATTTTTACTGCTTCAATACCACCCTTTGCTGTTTTTGAATTTGTTTTATATGTTGTGGTTGCCTCAACATTATTATAAGATAATTTTTCAGGTCTATCACCTAAAAACAAACTAAAAGATGTATCATCAATTCTATTAATATTATATGTTCCATTATAATCACTGTCTACAAATATTATTTTTGAATAATTGTGAACTTCGGTGTCAGTTGTGCTAATTGATCCAGATTTTTCAAGATTATAATATAATTTTTCTGGTAAAGCAGTTCCAAATCCAATCGTTGTGGTATTTCCAACTGATACTACATCAAAAATAGTGGAAATTCCAGATGATATAAATTCATTACCATAGTCTTGATCATAATAGAATCTTAATTTGTAACCAGAAACTGAAGAATCAGATAAATCAAATCTTAAGTTATTATTCTTTATAGAAATTAATTGTGGATTAATTAAAGATAGAGATTGTGATGTTCCTCCAGTTGACCCCAAACCAACTATATTTGGTATTAATTTTTTTGAATCTTTAAATGTTTTTGCTAATTTTATATTATCATCATCAACTTTATATACAAAATAATTTTGATTTTGTAATCCTTCTGGAAGTAAATTTGAATTATATTTAATTTTTTCACCTGTTTTTAATCCATGATCAACTATAGTAATTGTATTTGTTAATGTTGATATTCCAGCATTACTGAATGAAATTGGATTAATTAATAAATTACCTGTTTCAGTATCTCTTAAAATTCTTACATGAGATGAAGTTCCTATACCAACCGATAATTTAGGTTTGACTAATAAGTCAATTGAATCATTATTTTCTAAATCATGTGATGAAGATGTGGTTACTGTTGTTTTTACTCTACTAACAGTGGTTTTAACTTGATTGAAATCAGTTTCAAATGAATATAGATCACTATCAGCACTGTTGATATTTCTAAAGTATACTTCATTAAAATTATTTCCAATACCTGTTTTTATACCTACTGTATTAATTGTTTTATTTACAATATATAAAGAATCGCCAGTTGAAAGGTTAAATGTAGGAGAATCTTTATCAGTTGATATTGCAATTACGGGAGATCCACTAGGTATTGTAAATATTACTTTTTCATTTGTTTTAAATGGATGATTTTCAAGATATATTTGTTTTGTTGGTACATTTCTTGTTATATTACTACCAGCAAAAGAGAATGATAACGTATTTTCAGTTCCATCATCAGTTCCTATACCAACTGTTTGATCTGGATTGAAAAATACTTTTTTATTGACTATAGAATCAAAGAAAGATATGTCTTTATTGAATGTAAATAAATTAGGTAAATAATTTACTTGAGTTCCCCGATTGTGAACTGTACCATAAGCTAGTGTATCTCTTTGAACAGTTAAAATATTTAAATTATCGTAAATATTCAATATTTTCAAAGTCTCAGTTCCTATACCAATACTACTTCCTACAGAGATAGATGATGGAATACTTGAAACAAATATTTCTGTTGTAAATCCTGCAACTGGTGAAGATGAAATTGTAGATATTGTTTTTGATGCAGATGTAGTAATTCCAATCTTATAACTACCGTTTAATGATGACAAATCAGTTGTCAAACCTGATATATTGATTACATCATTAGTGTTAAAGATATGACTAGTTGGTGTAACCACTTTTATCTTACCATCAGACCATAATAATACTGAATCTTCTGTTTTTTCAATCTCAGAGGTTAAATTTGTTACTGTTTGTCCCTTTACTTTTGATATTGATGTAATTAAATCATCAGAATTATCTAAATCGAAACTTAACAATTCATCCACTTTATAATCAGAACCACTGCTTAAAATTTCAAATCCAGTAACTGATCCAGATGAAACTGAAGATATTTCAATTTTTTGATCTTCAATTTCATTAGTTTCTACAATAAAATCGTTATTTGCAAAATTGTCTGCGACTTTATACGGAAATGTATTTCTTAATAGATTATTACTAGCAAAATCAAAATTTGTCTGTAAATTATTTTCAAAGTTAAAATTTTCTTTTTTAGATCTAAAAGTATCTCCTATAAAATATGGAAATGTTGGGTTATTATCTGCATCTACTGTAGCATGATATACATAAACACCATTTGGAAAATCTTCGGTAATTTCAAACCTACCATTATGTTCATCTAAATCTCCAGCATTTGTAAAAATATAATCCTCCACGAAGAAACCACCTACAAAATTTGGTCTATCAACTATATTTGCAGTGTTAAGTGTATATCCTGATACTAATCTTCTTCTACCAATATCGTTACTGGGAGGATTTTCTGGATTATCATAAGCAAAAGGTCCATATATTGGATTTCCATCATATGCCCATCCAATAATTTCAGATACTTTTGTACCATCATCATTAAATGGACTTGTTGAATAACCAATAAAACTATACTTAAGTTTATTTTCAGATTCCTCTAAATGTTCAGTGACGTTAATTCCATTTTGATTATTACCTTTGTTTATAGTGAGTGATCTTACACTGGAATTAAATAATGCATTTTTACCTGCGGGTTTAACATTTATTGATGATGAAGTTGAATATCCAATTCCAGAATTAATGATTATAACATCAGTTATTTTTTGATTTGATATTACTGGTCTTAATAATCCCCCAACACCTTTACCAGTTGAATCTATAACCTCAAGGTCAGGAACTGAAAAATATTCTCTTCCACCTGATTGAATTGTAACTTCTGAAATTTCACCATTTTTGATAATAGGTGTTAATGATGCATTTTTACCATTTTTTAAAGTTGTTATTGGTTTTTTATGATTATTAACAGTTGTTGAACCATAACCAGTACCAGGTTCATAAAGATATAGTTGTTTAATAGATCCTCTTACTTTAGGTGTTGCAATTAAACTTGTGGTTCCAACTCCTACTGTATTTGCGATTGATACAGATACTTTAATATCTGGAAATTTGAAAATGTGAGATCCTGAACCCACAGAATTTAAAGTTACTATCTCTTCTCTTTGATAGTTTGATATTATTGTTCCACCAACTCCAGCATTACTTAAACTAAAAGAATTATCATCGGTTTTAACAATGTAATAATTATTATTTTGGTTCAATCCCGAAATATTTCCAGTATATTCAATTAAATCACCATCATTAAATCCATGATTTGTAAAATTAATTGTATTATTTGCTGTGGATATACCTGTTGGTTTGACAATTAACTTTCTATTAGTGTAATTTTGACCACCATCTATGACCTTTATATCTAATAAAGAATTTTTTAATCCAATTTTAAAAATATGGTTACCTAATCCACTATTAGAACCTAAATTTATTGTTGATATTCCAGATGAATAATCTTCAAATGTTTCATATAATTTAATTGTCTTTGTGTTGACTAATCCAACATAGTAAGCTGAATTATTGACTAATTTGTTAGTTGCAACACCTACAATTTTTATAGATTCACGAGAATTGGAATCATAAATTACTTTATCTCCATCAACAAAATTGTGTTCTTCCAAAAATGTAATAGTTTCATTAGTTGTATTAATACCACTACTAGTTTCGTTTGTTATTGGTTCTGTTCTAAAGAATTCTTTTCTAAATCTTGTACCTATAATTGGTTCTAATATACAACCAGATCCATTACCTCCAGTTATTCCAATTGATACTATTCGATCAACATCAAAATTTTGAGGATCTACAAAAACATCTTCAACTTTACCAGACACAACAGGTTGTACCAGTGCAGTTGTGCCAATTCCAGTTGATATTATAATATTAGGTAAATTTATCACATCATAATCTTCACCAGAATTTAAAACATCAACAGAAGTTAATGGTCCAAAATATATCTTATCATCGGATTTATAATTTTTAATTTCAACTCCATTAATTAATATTCCTGTTTCACCAACTGGTGTTACTTCATTTTCCCCATTTCCTAAATTTTGGGATAAAGTGAATTTTTTTACTAACTTCTGAGCACCAATTTTATTTGATCTCTGCGAAAATAAAATAAAATTATGAATTCCATCATTTGGATCTCTTGAAATATTAATATTCTGTCCATCATCTAAACCTGAAGGAGATCCATATAATTTAATTTTTTCATTATCATCAAAAACTTTTAGATAGTAAGCACCAGTTTCTAAACCTACAAGTGAATTTCCATTGGTAAAACTGTAAAATATTTTATCTCCAGTTTCAAATGGAACAGCAGATCCAAATTTTATTGTTGAAAAAGTCGTTTCATCATCTAGTGGATCTTCTAATATTACATTATTAGCATCTGCAAAATTTGCTGAAATATTTTTTGTATTTATTTTTATTTGATCAAAATACTTGTTAGATATATTTGAAAATGATGGTAATGAGTTTGATGTAATATACGCATTTTCATCATCAACATAAACATTTTGAATATCTGATATTAAATTAGAACCATACTCTATTACAGCACCAGAACTATTTGGTTTATTTAATTTTTTTCTTAACTTAAATTTTTCTTTATCTTCTTCGGTAACAAAATCTGAAATAACACTATCACTTAAAGTAACAGAATTTTCATTTTTATTAATACTCACTACACGAATTTCATCACTTGATGGTATAATATTATTACTATCTCTTTGAACAATCTCAACAGTATCACCAACCTTTAAACTTGATTGGTCAATTTCACTACCTAAAGTATGAGTATTACCCGATTTTTCTACAATAAAATATGAAGAACTCGTATTATAAATCCATGAATTTGCAAAAGTTTCCTTATATGTTGCATTACTTTCAGGATTTTGAACTTTATCACCAATATGTTTGATAGAAATTATTTCTCCTTCATTAACGTCAATATTTCCCTCTTGTTCAAACTCAGAAATAACTCCAGTTAATCTTAATACTACTTTTTTATTTAAGTCACCATCCTCAAAACCAAAATAAGTTATGTTTGATCTAATATTTTGTATCGGTTCTATTGCACTCGTAATACCTGTACAATTCAAAAATTGATTTACTGTTTTATCAGTGTATGTGATTGTGTTTACACCTGATATAATTGTTCCTGTAGTTCCAAAACCAACTGTTGAATCAACAGTAATTACACTCGCACCAACTGAAACATTCTCAATTGATTTTGTATTTGGAACAACTATAAAATCACTTCTTACATCTGAATTATCATCATATCCAATAAATAAACCAATCTTATAGTAAGTTGTGATTCCACTCAAACCAGAATCAGTTCTTTCAAAAGGTTCAATTTCGGATATTGATGCGTTTACATCAATATCAAGATCACTTCTAAACAAAGTTTGTCCAGTCAATCCTTTAAGTAAAGATTGTCCTTGAAGTTTTCGAGGATTTCCTTCTAAAAGTTCGGCAACACAAACTCTTCTTCGCACATAATTTGCAAATGAGGGTTTTATTAATCTCTCTTCTAAATTAAGAATAGACGGTGTTATACCATATAAAACATTAAATAATATTCGAAATGACTCATCTGTTCCTTTTGTCTGATATAGTGACCTTGCTTCTCCTATAAATGTTCCAACGTCTAAATTTGATTGAAAATCAGTTTCCTCTAATCCTGGTAAAAATGTTGCTTTAAATTTTTTATAAAATTCTTTTAAAAATAATGAACTTAAATTCTGAACAGAAGATGATGTAACGTGACTTTCTGCTGTTGATGAATTAAATACCAAATCGTCCTTTTCTAAATCAGCATGATAGCTAGTAATTCCACTAAATCCACGAATACAACCAGTAAATGTATTTGTAGTTAAACCAGTGTATGTAATTATTTCATCATCTATCTTAAATAGTCCATACTGATTAGGGAATCCCTTTGTTGATGAAACAACAATTTCAGAAGTTGTTGATGTTATTCCTGAAGATAAAATTGTACTATCAACTATGACTTCTGGTGTTAGATTATTAATATCAATATATTGCTCTAAATTATCGGAAATATCAGTAGGACCACCTTGATACTCTTGTGAAATATAATATTGTTTTAAAAAATCAACAGTAAGAGGACTTTCATCCCGAATAAAATTGGGAAGTTGATTCGATAATATATCTTGTATTTTTACTTTACTTACAATCCCTGTTTGTATCATGTCCTAATTATTTTTCCGTTTGGATAACTTGATGAGTAGAAATCTCTAGTAAATTGAACTCCAGAAACTTCGTCCCCTGATGAAATAACATCTCTTACCATATTTATTGAACTATTTGAGATGTTAAGTGAGACATACAAATCTTTTAATCCGACAACATCATTTGATCTTGGAAATGCTTGTACTTCAATAATATTATTAGGTTTTTCTGTTGATAAAAAATTAACTGTGGATACATTTACTTCACCTTTTTCATAATCGATTGATCCTGCATTTGAAATGATATTACCTATTGACCCATCTTCTAATATTTGAATTATACGTAAAACTCCTGTTGTAAGATCAGAATTTGGAATATCTGATAGATAGAATGTTCCTGATTTTCCAAAAATTGTAAACCCAGTTGATTTTATATTAAATCCACTAGGATCAACGTAAAATTTATTACCAAAACACAATTCATATTGTGAAAATTTGTTTGATACTATTTGTAAATTGCGGCGCATTCTAATTTTAGTTATATTTGATGTAATTCCTTTATTACTATTATCAATAACACTTAACAACTTACTATATTTCAATCTTCCACCAAATTGATTTAAGTTAATTGATTGAGAGTATTTTGTGAGAGAATCTATGACAGTTGTTTTTAAAGAATCAGCTGATGATATAAAAGAATCGTTATAATACACATTTGAATCAAGTTCAATATATAATATTTTAAGATCTACAATTTTTTGATTAATACCTGAAATTGTATATTGCTTTAATTTTGATAAAATTTGATTTTTTGAAAAATCTGATAATAAATCACCATTTTTGGGTTTTATACTGATTACAACTGTACCAAATTCTGGTGGATCTAATTCTTCACCACCGATTACTGAGACAGACTCTGTATTTGGATAAATTTTCTTAATTATTGACTCATAATCCCTTGATGTAACTGCTCGATTCTGAGATGAGTACGTTATTGGTGAAAAATACTTAATTGAGTCAATAGATTCAATATTTCCTCCATTTTGTGCTTTGACATTCGTTATAATTGATGGAGTTTCAAAATTTACGATTGTGTTTCCAGATTTTAATATTCCAGAGAAAGTAAAAAATTGTGCGCCATTTCCTTCCTCACCATCTGTTGTAATATATTTGACAATAATTTCATCACCATCCTGATTAGCACCACTTCCTAATTTTTTACCAAAAAATCCATCTCCAAATTTTAATTCATATCTTTCATCCTGTATTTCTTTGATTAAGAAAATTTTTGAATTTGAATCAATATTAACAATATCATCTATTAGTGTATATTCAGTTCCAGTTACGTTACTTCCATCTGGTCTGACATAAACAACAATTTTTGAAGTATCTATAAATGCATTATCTAATATAAATCTTTGATCAAGTGATCCGTCATATTTAAATGTTTTTTCTAGGTAAGTTCCTTGATAAACATTAATATTTTCAAACTTTGCAACCCCATCAACAACATTTACACTTATTGGTTCTGTAATTGCAAAAGTATATGTCTCATTATCAACGTCTCCTGTGCATACTATACCAGGTTGTAAGGTGACTGAACTCACACTACTAGTGATACTAACATCAAACGATATTTGTGCGTTTGCTGCCGTTCTAGACCTTGGTGTATATCCAATGTTTGATGCTAATGAAACCACATTCTCTCTCAAAGTTGCAGAATCAAGGAAAGATTCGTTTACAACCATGTTTGAGTTGAATGCAGTAATATATGTGTTATACGCAAGTGTGTCAATTAAGACAGAAAAGTTTGAACCATCAAAGTCAAAGTCCGAAAAATTAGAATTTGCTCTTAAATAGTCCTTAATTGATGTTTTTATCTGATCGAAATCAAGATTTGTAAAATTTGAGAAAGGCATTTACCTTGTTGCCTCTAATATAAATGAATATTCTTGAGTTGGGAACTCTTGACCGACGATATCATAAATTACAGTGACTTCAAACTGATTCAAATCAGGAAATGGGTCAACTTCAACCCTTACATTATCAACTCTTGGTTCAAAATTTTCGACTGAAGTCTTAATTTGTTCCTGAATTTCGTTTGCTGTACCAAAATCAACAAAATCAAAGAGACTTCGGTACACATCTGACCCAAAATCAGGGTTAAAAAATTTTTCAGACGGTATTGTTTCGACAATATTACGCACAGATCGACGAATTGCACTCTCATTCTTGAGAATTGGTAAATCTTTAGTGACTGGGTGGGGTAAAAACGATAAACTAATGTCTTTAAACGCTCTTGATACCCTTTTGATTGCCATGAACCAAGTTTTATATTTATTTATACCGTTTTTTTAACTATTTTTTTGACTTTCACTTAGAAATTCAGGTTTTTTCTCCTCATCTTCCTTAAAATATCCATCACCATCATATTCACTGATTAATTTTTTACCAGATTTGTTAAATTCTTCACTTTTATCGACTTTAATTACCATTTTTTCTCCTGTAATGATTTATTTATCCCAATTCTGGTTCATTATTCTCAATTGCCGTATTTCCTGCTCCAACATTCATATCAACAGACCTTTCTTTAGCAGTTTTCCAGAAATAATTCTCTTCCGACCCCAATCCGTCACGATCATGACCATTCTCCACCTGATAATACACGGTTGATACCTTAAAATCAGGAATCTTAGGTGTCTCAGGAGTGATACTATTGTCATATATTCTCATTCTGTTGTTTGGATAGAGACAAAACTGCCCATTGTCCAATTCTAAGAGGTTATGAGACTTATGTTCGGCAGGTTGTTCACTGGTTGAGTAATCAATCGCATCAACATCAGAGTGATAGTTGTCAAGAGTACATATGTACGTGCCTGTCTGATTGCCAAAATCCCTTGTATAGACTTCATAGTGCATTGAACCGATAAACTGCTTCTGAACGGCAACCACACCATAGTCCATACAATTCCAAAACTGTAGATTATGAAGTGTCATATCAGGATCTGGTATCTCTGGAGACGAGAGAAACGCAGAGATTGGTAACTTATCAAACATTGCTGCATACTCAGGTAGATAAGTTTCAAAATAAAAGGCACGACCAGGTATACTCTTTGCTGATACCCAGACTCCTTTGACAAATTCACCGTGACCACTCTTATGGTCGGTCAAGTATTCTTTTCTCACCCATACCTCATAGGAGGGTAAGTTTGTAATTAATGTAGACATTGTTAAATTATTGTAGTTATGCTACTAAATGTATTCCCCACTGTATATTATGAGCTGTCATAGTTCCACTCGCACTATTTCTACCCACTCCGAGTCTGGTTCCTGCTGTAAACTCCCATAAGTTAAAATAACTAATGTTCGCATAATCGATTGAAGTATGATCCATTATCTCAACATAAGTTGAAAGTGGTAGATTTCCTCCTCCCATTGTATATGCCATCACCCATATCACTCTACCTGGTGTGATATCACCATAAGCTACATGTGCATTAACAGCATATACTCCATCGACAGGACATACAAATGTGTATGCATTCGATCCTGATGTTGTCCAACCAGTTGTACCTTTTTCAATTTGAGCATTTGCCTGGGCAATTCCAACATTTGCAGTGGTGGTTGTTAATGATCCAACACCACCTAATACATTAGTCATATTAGTCAACAAAATGGGTTTATCGATTGTTCCGTTAGAATTTAAGGCAATATTATCTCTAGTGCTATCTACATGCCTAATTGCATTTACTTTTAATAGTGACATTTTTTAACCTTTTCCTACTCTTCGTATTTATTCTGAATCTCAGTTATAAGGTCGAGAGGGTTCGGAAGATCACCATCATAAAACTGTTGTGCCAGATCTTCCATTAAATCAAAGTACTCTTCCTCTGTAAGATTCTTTCCCAAAATCTCCTGTCCTCGACGAACTCTATATAACTCTTGTTTTTTCATGTCCGACACGAATTCGTGGGTCACACCAGATTTCAAATCCTGCTTCCTTTGCATCGAGACAAAACGAGACATCCTCGCCGCACATGTCCTGTACCTCACCCGATTCAAATACCTGCATCTTAGGAGCAAACCATGGATAAGGTAGTCCTTCGTGTTCGAATACACCCTTTCTGATTAGTAACCATCCGAAACCTGTATAATCAACGGTGAACGGTTTCTTACGTTTTGATATACTTTCGATTGTTTCGTGATTCATCACACCACCATTGCTTCGAAAATCATCTTCTTCCAACCAATGTGCCACCGAGGTTGTTCTACCATCTTCGGTACAGTACCAACCTGCAACAATATGCTTTTCCTCTTTTCCTTCTGGATTGGCATCAAGAATTAACTGAAAGAACTTCTCTGAATTAAAAACAATATCAGAGTCAATCCAAAGTTGATAGTCATACTCTAACTTTCCATCCCATGGAACTTGATTTGGTCCTCTCAGTACGTTTGCACCTAAACACTTACAACGGGCAAAGTTGACCATTGATGAATAATCCTGTGATATCTGTATACTTCCACCACACTGTACAATATCAAAACATAATTGTACGAATGCCTTTAAGTATTGATATGATACTCCTCGACCTGGTAAACAGAAAACAATTCTTTTACCTTTAATTAATTCTTTTGCTCTTTCATAGTCCCACTCTGGTGCTTTTGGTTTTGTGGGTGTCTTAGCCTTTACTGTAAATCCTTTTGCCATAATAGATTGCGATCAATTCAATTCTAACTTATATAGAAGGTTTTGTCAATAAGAAGATTCATAGATTGTAGAGTCTCCCACACTCATGTCAGAGACTTCTGTATATGTTATTTCTTCTCTCCAGTATGATGTATATAATTTCTCCCATATTAATGAAAATTCTTCAAGTGATAGGTTCTTAAACAGACATTTATCATTGAGGTAAATATGATAAAATTTTGTTTGAGTGTTAGTCATCTTTTAAGGTAAGGTAAATTCCGTCTACATCTAGATTCCATTTTAACACAAGATCTTCATACCAGTCAAGTTCATTTACAACTTCTTCTGGAATTGTCATATGATATCGGTCAGTTACTGGATCGATCTCTACAGTGGAATAAATTTCGTCAAAATTTTTTTTCATTTAATGAAAACCTAGTCGTCGTTTTTATATATGCGAAAATTTTTTTTAAGACGTGGAATTTATATCTGCCTTTCGTAACACTTTGTAGACTAGGTTCCCATGCCGTTTTTATATACGGGGGGCATCAACCCCCCAACTGCTGCAATCACGAACGAATGGACTTAACGCAATAAGGACATAAACTCCTTATACTCATAATCCGCATATGCTCTTTTGTCTTCAATCACGAAATCCTGCCAGTCGAGTCCATCGATCTTATAGGATAGGTTGCCATTCTCTACGTAGTAATCGAATTGGCAACCGTCAACGGGTGATGTATATCTCTTCATTTTCTACCCCCTGATGTATCCGTTTTCTGATATGATGAACGCATCTAGTTTGTCGATGTCTAACTCAGGATTGAAAGTAAAATCTCTGAATGACTTATACGAATCAAAGAAGTCAACTCCTGCGATGTGATCCACACCCCATTCCATGATCTCTGTTACGAAGTCTGCGAAGTCATCACATACGCATGCCATGTTTTGAAAGTTCTCGACTTCTAGGATTCTCTTAATAACTCTGTCTGTTGGATTCATTTGGGAAAGGGAATTAATTTGTTATACTACTATTATAAAAGAGATGCCCACGCAATGTGAGCATCTGAAACAATTGTTTACACTGCTGAGAGTGTAAGGGGTTTGCTGAAGACTACCATGTTATCATAGAAGTCGATTGTTGCCGTGGTACGATTGTCATGTAGGAACCACTGCCAGTTCTTTTGAAATACAGATACACCGTATGCAACTTCATAAAGAAACGCATTGAGCCTGGACTTAGTGGTGTTAGTCTCCCACCCGCATGAACTGATCCATGCTTTGCCCTTAGTGTGGCAGTAGTCGGCAATACGGTGTCCGTGTAAGTAAACAGAGCTCAAGTTCTCATCTGCATCGTAACGAACCAAGGTGTTGGACTTCGAAAAGTTCTCCTTATTACGGATTGCATAGTTCATTTGCTGTTCAATAAGTCTCATGTAGGGAAAGGGGATGAATTGCTTATGTACCTATTATAAACGATAGGTAAACGTTTTGTGAAGTCAGTATGTGCCAGTAATTAAACTGGCATAATACCTTTGACATCGTTTGAAAGTATGGTAGACGTTCCATTACAGACATTATCTACCATGTTATCATAGGTCTGCATGTCCCAACCTTTTTGAGATGGGTAATCTAAATCATATGCCATCATGATGAGATCATATACCATATCATATTGAGATGGTGTGAGTTGAATGTTAATGCCGTTAGGTTTCATAGTAATCATCCTTATAAGAGTAAAAGAGTTGATAGTAGAGATCGGACTTTAATTCGAAGAGGTCAAAGTCCCCTTCGTTATAAAGTTTGAGAATTTCTTCGTAGGTATTCTCATTCATTTTACTGCACTCCCGAATTTTTCTGCATAGTAACCGATGTTAACATAGTCACGTTTGAGAGTGCAGATCTGCATTATCTGTGCAAGCACTAAAAAATGCTCTGGAGAATAAACACTTGGGTCATCCCATTCATCAACTGCAATTTCATTGTCAACATCCATAGTGGTGCGACCATCTGCATCTGTAACTGCTGGCATACTCATTAGAGTTCCATCTTCTGCGATGTAGAAACCCATTCCAAATGCGGGAGAATAGTGAATTTCGGGTTTGGGCATAGTGTGGGAAATTTGCTTACATACTTATTATAGCAATAAAAAACCCTCCGTGAAGAGGGTGTGTGACAGTTATATTACTGTCCTATAGGTATCCCGCTGATTGCATTCCTGGCTCATCATAGAACCATGAGATGCTAACCTTCGGGAACATATCACGAAGACGACGACAGATTGCTTCGGGTGGTGACCATGCGGTTTGAAACTCTGCTGTGAAAGATTCCAACTCATTCGCAGCACCCCATCTTTCCTCCTCTATTTCAGCATCATGCACATCCCATTTAGTGTCCCAGTTTTCTAATCGCCAGTCATACCATCTGGTATCCTGAGTACCATCAGAAAATTCTGTGACTGTCATGACTACCTTTCCGTTCGGTGCTTTCATTTCACGAACTTGAGGAAGTTCTCCTTTAAAAGGAATCTTTGACCAGTTTGGTTCGGGGATGATCTGATTAAATACGTTTTTATTATTAAAGATGTCCAAGACCTTTTGCAAGTCAGTTTTGTTTTCTGAGTAAACATCAACTCTGTTTCTGCACCAATTTGGCATAAGGGAAAAAAGGATAAGGAACTTTTGAGATTCTATGCTAACTTGTTTACCAAGTCTAATTAAGAACCTCATGTACATATTATAGTGTAACTGACCACGAATGTCACCATGTGTGTGACAGTGATATTAGTGGCACACTCTAACTTGATTCCAATTAGATATGCATTATAATAAGGATAGGTCTGGGGTAGGACTCATTATAAATCTTCGACACCCCTCCCGCGCAATTATAATTCGTTGTGCCAGTCACACTAGTGTCACATTATGTCCCCATTCTCCAAGGATCGATGCTAAGTTAAGAATAACGTTACAGGAAACAAAAATGTCTACACTCCAAAATGAAATGATTATGGAAGATTTATTCGATGAGTGCCTATGCGAATTAGAGCAACAAGGTTATGATATTAATAAAGATACCACCCAAGCGGTTGCTGCCTACCGTGCCCAGCTCAGATTCGATGACATGTGCCAATAAACGAATCGGCACACACATAAAAAAAACTCTTGGATTTCCCACGTCCAAGAGTTAGTTAATTCATTCTCGTACTAGAATCTAAACCCCACTTTCCCTCTATAATGGGGTTTTGTAGTCTGATTCATTGTAGCTGCAAATCTCGTACTAATACATCACGCATAATGCATATATGCAAGTTGTTGAAAGTCTGTACTTTCTCGTGCATGCTCTTCATTCTCGTCGAGAAGATACCTGTCGGCATAGTCCTCGTCGAGACTCGATGAGTAGTCATATGTATAGTCGAGATCAAAATCGTCGTACATAAAATCTAGTCGAGAATTGAATTGTATACTGTTATTATAGTGCTATCTCGTCGAGATGTCAAGTATAATGCTTAAAATCTAGTCGAGATTCATATAATGTAACAATTTATTTATAATACTTGTGTACTAATTGTAACATTCTGTGAATTTTGCCCGTCTGATATCTTGACGAAGTGCGATCCTTATGCTATGCTCGCAAAGGTCACAACTCTCAGAAGCATTTAAATCTACATTCAATCAGATCATAATACATACAGATTCTATGCAGATTCCCCTTCGGTATAAAACACTCTTTTATATTTAAAATAACCTTTTTTAATTAAATAAAAGGTATTTGTGTATCATACAATACATAATTACTGTCCTCTGTGAGTATTCTGAGTTGCCGTACTTCCAGACTCAATTTCTTTGGATTCAAGTAAGATTGAATCATCATACTGACTCTTTCTTTTCTTTACAAATCTCAACTCTTTCCATTGATTCTCATAACATAACAGAAGAATATGTATGAATTTATGATGATTATTCTTATCATATTGACAGTCAGGTTTCTTTTTGACACCCACCTCAATGGTCAAGTACTGAGAAGTTGATTGAAATCCCTTCTTTTGTTCTGTTGGTTGACTCTTAAAATATATCCATCCCTCATCACTCAATCCATGTCGATTCCATACAACATAATCATTGACTTGGGGTACATACATTATGACACTCTCTTAATCCTTAAGTCATCAGGGTTAATTCCGTCATTAATAATTGTCTTATAAATTGCCTGACATTCCTCCTTCGTCATGTCTGGTTTTGTCTCATCCCAGTCATTCCATCCTGTGGTTGACTGTTCTTCAATTCGATACTTTGGTTCCATGATAGTTAAGTTAATAATGACTTGATTTATTAAGTCACAAATGCTTCGATGATGCCCGACTCATAATCTTCTGATAATGGAAGTCGTTGTGCCTTTTTGACATTTGGCATAATACGATCTATATATGACTCATTGAAAGAGTCATCTGCTGATAATAGGTCAAAAACCTCGGAATCCGTCTCGGCAATTACATTGACTATTCCCCCATATTCAGATTGAGGAAACGGAACCCAATAATCAACAATATAAAGATTTTTCATTAATTTGAATGTTTTTCTCCTTGCGTATATTATAATGGATTATGGAGAGTTTGTCAATCCCATTGTGGGGTCGGTTGCTTTGCCTGTGCCTTTTCAACCTTTTCATAATACTTGTCGATTGTTCCCTCTAACTCCTTATATACTGAGTCGATTGCCTGTTGATCTTCTTCGCAATGATAACCAGTTTGTTCCCATCTGTCCAAAGTATAATCTAAGGAATTGAGAATGA